ATTCTCATAAGTATATCCAAGTTGATTATCAAGACGCTCAACACTAATTGCTAGTGGATGATGTTTGATGTAGTTATATTCCTCTTTAAGAGGCAAACCAGACCAATAACATTTTCCATCTTGCTCGTCAAACTTTTTAATCAACAAACCTTCATCCAAAAGAATTTCTTTGACTGGACGATTATTTACTCTGTTTCTACTTTGACTATAAGAAACATTTGCCATCAATTTTTTTGCTGTCTTCAAGTTCATTTAAACTTACACTCCACCATTAGTTCGGTTAAACACGCAAGCATATTTATCTCCTGATCTGCAACAAAGGCGGATTGATAATCATATTTTGCAATAATCAAAACAGCAGCAGGAATACTATTTTTTTCTAGTGCCTCATATAAAGCATCATAAATTGTCCGAAACAATAATCCAAAATCATTATCAATATTATTAATAACCCATTTTCTTACTTCAGAAAAGTTTTTATCTTTAAGGTTTTTAATGAGAACATCGATATTTGCATCAGAAAAACTTGCAAGAATACCAGAATCAATCTTTCCACTTACAGAGTAACTCTGCAGTGCATTCAGCAATCTCCTAGTATCAGGAAAATAATTTTTCACCAATTCTATGATTACTTTTTTATCATAATCAATATTTTCTTTATCCAAAATATGAGATACTCTCTTAAAAGTATCTGACATCATTTGAGGTTTTTCTTCTTTTGAGATTGGAGTGTATTTAAGAACAACACATCTTGATTGAATTGGTGCAATAATCTTATTCAAGTTATTGCAAGTAAAGATAAAGCAAACATTTTTATGAAGTTGCTCAATAACACCACGAAGGCAAAGCATTACATCATTCGTTGTTCCATCAAACTCATCAAAAAATACTACCTTCTTTTTGTCATTAAACATTGAGACTGTTGTCCCAAAATTAATAACCTGATTGCGGACAGTATCCAAATACCTACCTTCAGAAGAACCATTTAGAAATAAAACATCTTGCTGTGTAATCTTGCAAAGAGTTTTAATAGTTTGCGTTTTACCACAACCTTGAGAACCCTGAAGGATTAGATTTTGATTTAGTTGTCCTTCCTTAGCAACATTTAAGAAAAACTCTTTAACGCTTTTGGTCAGAATTAGATCTTCAACAGAATCTGGTGCCCATTGTTCTACCCACAAAAAAGGTTTGGACTCAATCATTTCCATAATGAAAAAACAAAAATTTGGACAATAGTATTATATCACTCGAAAGTAGAATCAGGTTCTAAAGCAATCCAATAATTCAAGTCATTACCTTTATTAGTGAACTGAGAAAGAAGTTTAGAGGAAACAACTACATCATAAGGACCTGGAATAATTTTGATATTTTCAACCTTAAAGTTAAAAACAAATTCTCGATCAGTTTCACCAACTACAATTGAATATTCATTAGAAGTATCGTTCTTTTTATCACGAACAACCAATTTAATAATACCAGATTCACCAACGGCAGAAAGATCTGGAAGTTGATAAACTGCTGCTGCCTTAAGCAATTTGTCCAACGTTACGCTGTCCAATTGAAAACAAACATCCTTAGAAGGAAGTTCAATTTCTTTATCTGGTGGAGAGATAATAACATTAGGATCAGCAAAGAAATATTTAACTCTGCGTTTCCCTTCACGAATCATCAAATAATTTTCTTCCGAAAAATCAAGATCAGGATCCTGGTGTAGACTCAATCCATTTAGAAATTGATTTAGATCATAAATTGCAAAACTTTTAGGGAAAGTTTCTTTAATTTCCGCTTCAGCAAGAATGTTTTTTGCAACCGAAATTGTGCGAAGTTTATTTCCAGGTTTTACAAGAATTGAATTATTGATACTTGCAAAGTTTTTAAGGATTCCTAGTGTATTTTCAGAAAGTTTCATAAGGGTTCTCAGTTTCATTACAAAGGCCAGCGAAGTGATAAAGAAGAATACAATAATGAATTGCTTTCAGAATATCCATTTTAGATTTTCCATTTTTCTTCCCAAAACGAGAAAGATATTTAATTGCATTACTGCGACAGAATGGTTCTGCATCACCAATACTCTCAATCAAATCAAGAGTTTGAGTTTTAGATTCCTGAGAAGTATAATGTGACTTATAAGTACTCCCAAGATATTCTCTGACTTCTTTTAGGATCTTATCTTCATTATATTTCCAAAATCCATTGGAATTATTCATATTGAGAGAAATATGATCTTCTCCCATTCCTCCAGGAACTCCAGATCCAACAACTTGACTGCTAAGATTTAGCGTTCCATTTTCATTTACACCCATATTAAATTCAATCAATTCATCTCCGGAATGTGAGTTGTTTGTATAATAAGATGCAATTCCATCTTCATAGTTTGTTTCAAAATTTTCAGACATAATAGTATCGTAAAGTAAAGACCAGGAATTAACCATAGCAAAAAAGAAAATCATTTACAAGGGACTCTGCCCTTTCCTTACCAAATTTACTAGCAAGGTATCCAGCGACAGGATCAAGTTTTTTCATATAAGAATCAAAACAAGAATAGGAGGAAAAATCTAATCCAGACGGTTTTTTATATTCTAACATATCTTTGTAATAAGTCAAATAATCTTTGAATGTTTCTAGATAATCATTTACATCATCAGAGGTGCATTTCCTAACAAAAAGATTTTCTGAAAAATGATTTCCAGGCTCAAAAAACCTTATACCACCCTCACATTTAGGAAGTGAGTCAACAGAAAAAAGATAATTCTCCACTGGATGCTGAAAGTCAAAAGTAATTACAACTTTTTTAGGAAAAAAACACATTAAGTCCATTCCAAAACAAGGAAGATTTGAACCTGTTCTTGGATAGATTATATTATTGTAAATGCAAGTTTTTTCATTCCAGATTTCAACTACTCTAGACTTTAAAATGTATGGACTAACATAAATGGAGGCATCCAGATTAATGCCCCCACCAGACCAGTTTGCCCAATCAGATTCTAGTTCAAGATCTGGAAATGTATCAGACAGTATTTTCTTGTAGTTTTTCCACAGATTCATTTTTATCTTCAGGTCAAAATATAATAGTAAAATAGGTATTTACCATATCATATCAGTTTGTTTGAGATTGGTCAAGTTGTTAGATTTGGTTTAGTCCACCCCTTATGATGCTTCGCTTTATCATTTAAAACTAAACATATTGCACTTGGTGTTAAATTATTTTCTCTACAAAATTTAGTCATATTTTTTCCAGTATAAAGTTTTCCTGAAGGAGATAATAATTTAAAATTTCTAACAGTTTGCTCTGCTCTTATCAATCCTCCTATTTTACCATTTTCACTTTTTTGCTTTGATGTTAGTGAATGTATTCCAACACCCATTTCTTTTGCTTTAGAACCTCCAATTTTACCTATTTCAATTTTTTCTTCTTTGCTCAGAGCAAATACACCTATTTCATTTTCTTTAGCATAATTTCCATTTCTCCTCCCACATTCTATAAGAATTTCTTTTGGAATTCCAAATTCGCCACCAGAAGACATATTATAACCATATTCTGGAATATTCGTTTTATAAAAAGAAATCCAATATTCTTCTTTAGAATTTAAGTTATTGGAATTACATTCTTCAATAATTCCCCAAATGAAGGACTGCCATCCGTGTTTGTTTATTGCGCGATAGAAAAGATAATCCAATCTATTTCTATCTTTGTAATGTTGCTTTACTCTTTTTTCTAATTCTTGAATTGTTTTCCCTATGTATTTTTTTCCAGTTACAATACAATGGGCACAATAAATTTTTCCAGTTTCTTTATTCATTCTAAGATTGCTTGGTCTATTATTATTTATATTGGTAATAGGAGGTCTTATATCAACAAAAGCGACCAAGCAACCGTTGAATGCCTCCAAGTTTTTATTTAGTTATTCTCAGTTCCTACAGATTGCTCATCTTCACTTATAATAAAATCAGCATCTACTTTGTCATAAAGTTCAATAAATGCTTGTTTGGTTTCATCGTCAAATCCAGAAATAGAATATTTAATAGATTTTTCTTTATTATCAAAAATAGAGTATGCTTTGAGAATATGAACTAGACGGCGAGTAGAAACAATTTCATCAATGCCACCATCATAAAAGGTTTTGCGAATAATGTCACTCCAGTCACACAATCTTTTGATAAAATTATCACTTTCAAGAATGCCAATAGAATTAGCAATTCCTTGTAGAATTTTTTGCTCAATAGCATTTGTAGGATAATCTTGCTCCAAAGTAATAGCAAATCTATCAAGGAAAGCAGAATTTAGTACATTTGTGCCGATAAACCGCCCATCATCAGAACCTTTTCCTTTAGTATTGGCGGTTGCAATAACATTAAATCCAGGATTTGGTTGAATAAACTTCCCAATTTTTTTAAGGAAAACTCCCTTACCCTCCAGGATTGACTGAAGACAAAGAATCTTGTTAGAGGCAAGATCGATTTCATCAAGAAGAAGCACTGCACCTCGCTCAAGTGCCTCAATTACTGGACCATTATGCCATACCGTATTTCCATCCACCAAGCGGAAACCGCCGATAAGATCGTCCTCATCAGTCTCGATCGTAATATTGACCCGAATCAATTCACGACCCAATTGAGCACACGCTTGCTCCACACTGAACGTCTTACCATTACCCGAAAGACCCGTAATGAACGTAGGATAAAAGAGACGGGACTGAATAATTTTTTTAATATCACCAAAGTTACCAAACTTGACGAAAGTATCATCTTTTTCAGGAATAAGGTTTTGTTCCACAGAAGGAAGAGCAGGGGG